ACTCAAAACGGATGCGGATGTAGAGGATTGGAATCAAGGGCGGATTGATATGTTATTGGCACATCCGGCATCGGCTGGTTACGGGCTTAATTTACAAGCCGGTGGGCATATTATCGTATGGTACGGATTAACGTGGAGTTTGGAGCAGTACCAACAAGCCAATGCACGATTATACAGGCAAGGACAGTCCGAAGCGGTTATTATACATCATTTAGTAACGGCCGGTACGATGGACGAGCAGGTTATGCGTGCTATCGCTAGAAAAGAAGCCGGTCAAAATGAATTATTAGATGCGATTAAATATAGAAGGTCGCTATATGAAACTATGAAAGGAGAATGCATATGAATTCAGAATTGGAAAGCACCAAAAAGGGAATCATGGCTATGCTGTGTAGCCTAGGTTATCAATTTATACTCCGTGATAGAGATGATAACCTATGGGCATATAGAATGGGTTCAAGACCACCGGTAGGAGCTACAAGAGAACTTAATGATTGTGTTAGTTTAAATTGGGCAAGAAATGTATTCACAAATATTGAAAAAGATAGAGTTATTAATATATTTGACAAAGCGGGAGACATGATATGGGCAATAGTTCCGGTTAACACACCGGTATTTGTTAGACATAACGATAAAGAACCCTGGGTGAGTCGCCATTTTTATAGATACAATCCACATTCAGACAAACCGTTTGAATGCTATTGGCAAGGTAAAAGCCAATTTACAATACGTGAGGAACCGAGAGAATGGCATATTACAGGGTGGGAACAGATTAAATTACCTTTCTCTGAGACGCCAAAGGGGGATTATTAAATGTGGCTATTTATATTGCAGGCAATAATGCTTGTCTTAAAACTCACAGGGCTTGTTAGTATGAGTTGGTGGTTAGTCTTATCGCCTACATTAATCCCTTTATTATTTTTAGTATTAGCCATAATCTTTGAAACACTGTTTACGTGAGTCATGTGGGTTTGGAGGATTTACTTGAGTATGGAACCAAGAGAAAAACGTCGTATAGCACGGTTAGAATTATCAAAACTTCGGGATATGGAAAAAGAGCGTAAAGCGTTAAGAGAACAATTCTGTGATTTATTGAGAGACGCAGCTCCGGACGGATTGCCGGAATGTAGTATCGGAGGTGAACGAGTGAGTGGTGGAGGAAGGGAACCGACACTAACGGTTCTTAAGAAAATAACGAAACTTCAAGGGCTTATTCAGGTCGAAAACGAACGAGTTGTGGAAGAACAAATTCGTTTATTTAATCTTATAGCTCGCGTACCGGATTCAAGACACCGTGCCTTATTGCGAAGTAAATACATTCAAGGCCATAGTTTGGAGCGTATAGCTGTGGAATGGTTTATGGCCTATGAGAGTATTAAGTATAACCATAAAAAAGCATTGGAAAGTTTCTACGACGTTTTGATGCAATAAAAGTTTACCTGTTTTTACCCCCTAGGTCTGTGATATCATGTAAACTGTAGAAAGAAGCGAATAAAGCTAATAATGATCTTACACTCCTCAACAAATGCCTATGGTGAGCAAGATGAGCATCCGAAAGGATGCTTTTCTTGTACATGGAAGAGTACCCAAGTGGATTAAGGAAGCTGTCTTGAAAACAGCGAGGCGTTAACACGTGCGTGGGTTCGAATCCTACCTCTTCCGCCACATTGCCTAGTAGCACAACGGTAGTGCAGTCGGCTGTTAACCGACTGGTTATAGGTTCGAATCCTATCTAGGCAGCCATATGGATCTTTAGCTCAGTGGTAGAGCACTCGGCTCATAACCGAATGGTCGTAGGTCCGAATCCTACAGGATCCACCAGTAAGCCGGAGATGTAATTTCATTTTGCGGTGTAAGAGGGCTACGGCCTGCAGCGGGAGAATACCCCGCATTTTTTATTGCCCAAAAGGAGGTGATGACGTGACGCCAAAACAAGAAAAATTCTGTGCCGAATATCTGATTGACTTGAACGGTACGCAAGCGGCTATACGGGCAGGATATAGCCCTAAAACAGCCGACAGGATTGCGAATCAAAACTTGAGAAAACTTGAGATTAAAAATCGCATTCAAGAATTAAGGGCCAAAGAGTTTAAGAAAACCATTGCCACCGCTGAAGAAGTGGAAGCGATGCTATCTAAGGCCATGCGAGGTGAGCTCGATGAAGAAGTGGTAGTAGTTGAAGGCTGTGGAGAAGGTCGCAGTGATGCCCGAATTATGATTAAGCAAATATCCGCTCGTGATCGGTTAAAAGCGGCCGAATTAATGGGTAAACGCCATCAACTCTTTACTGATAAGGTCCAAATGTCCGGGGAATTAATGCCAATATTTGTCGGAGAGGACGATATTAGTGATTAGCTATGATCCGACCAAATATCAACCGGTACGATTACCCGAGATATTCGGCGCAGGTTACGGTCAGTTTATACGGTTCCGAGGCCGGTATCGTGTTGTAAAAGGAAGTCGTGCCTCTAAAAAATCGGCTACGGCCGCACTGGACCTTATTAAAAATATATTAAAGTATCCCGAAGCGAATGCGTTAGTGGTGCGTAAAGTATTCCGCACCTTAAAAGACAGCTGCTACGCACAGCTTAAGTGGGCGGCTAGACGGTTGAAATGCTATCATCTGTTCCGGTTTACAGAAAGCCCTCTTGAGATTACAGTTATTGCTACCGGTCAAAAAATACTGTTTCGAGGATTAGACGATCCGCTTAAAGTTACTTCAGTGGCCGTAGATTCAGGGTCATTGTGTTGGTTGTGGATTGAGGAAGCCTACGAAATCACGAATGAAGAAGATTTTGATATGTTGAATGAATCCATTCGTGGTCAATTACCTCCGAATTTATGGCATCAAATAACGATTACCTTTAACCCGTGGAATGAGCGACACTGGCTCAAGAAGCGGTTTTTTGATACCCAAAATAGTGATGTTCTGGCTATGACAACGAATTACACCTGTAACGAGTTTTTAAGCCCTTCAGACATCAAAGTATTCGAGGATATGAAACGCACCAATCCACGGCGATATAAGGTAGCCGGTTTAGGTGATTGGGGTATTGTTGAAGGCCTTGTATACGAAAACTGGGAAGAATGTGTATTTGATGCCGCTGAAATAAGTAAGCGGCCAAATGTACAAAGTTACTTCGGTTTAGACTTCGGTTTTACCAATGATCCGTCGGCACTGTTTTGCGGGCTAGTTGATACAGTCGCTAAAGAGATTTATGTGTTTGACGAGATGTATCAAAAAGGCCTTACAAATGACGAAATCGCGGAAACGATTACTCGTATGGGCTACGCTAAAGAACGTATTCGAGCTGATTCAGCGGAGCCTAAGTCTATTGTTCATTTAAGGAGATTAGGATTGCGACGTATTACTGCGGCCTTAAAAGGCAAGGATAGCGTTAATGCCGGTATTCAGGTATTACAAGACTATAAGATTATCATCCACCCTCGCTGCGTGAATTTCATAACCGAAATCATGAACTACGCTTGGGATGAAGATAAATTTGGCAAAAAACTGAATAAGCCAATTGATGATTTTAACCATTTAATGGATGCCATGCGGTATGCCTTGGAACCGCTGATTAAAATTAGAAAAGGAGGGATAAGTTTTGGAAACGGGGACGAATGATAAGTTGGCCGGTGCGAAGAAACTACTCGAAACCTTCATTGCCGGTCACATAAATTTTGCAATGGCCGATGCAACTGCTCGCCGGTATTATGCAAATCAGAATGATATTTTGAACGAAAAGAAGAAAAGAGAAGCAGATAAAGAAAAACCGGAATTGCGAAATGCAGACAATCGTATTCCATCGGCATTTCATAGTTTACTAGTGGACCAAAAGGCCGGTTATATGTTTACCTCGCCGCCTAGTTTTGACGTAGGCACGGACGAGCAGAACAAACAAGTAACCGAGGTATTAGGTGATACATATGAGAAAAATGCGAAAGAATTATGCGTTAATGCGTCGAATGCAGGTATTGCTTGGCTCCATTATTGGATTGATGACAACGAATTCAAATGGGGTGTTGTACCGTCGGCACAAATTATACCTATTTGGGGAACCACCTTAGAGCATAATTTACAAGCGGCTGTACGTTGTTACGAAGAGCTTGATGTGGCTACCGGTGATGCGTATGATGTGTTTGAAATTTGGGATGATACGATATGCAGAGCCTATCGTAAGGAAAAGTCTCTGAGTATTAACGAAGGCTTAAATCCATACGATATGTTCTCTATATTTATGGAAAAGAATCAATCAGAAGCAGCCAATGAATTTGTTCATGACCTCGGTGAAGTACCTTTCATTCCGTTTAAGAACAATGGAAACTGCTATAGCGATTTAGACCGCATCAAACGACTAATCGATGCGTATGATAAAACATATAGCGGGTTTATTAATGACCTGGAAGACATTCAAGAGATTATCTTCGTATTAACTAACTACAGTGGTCAAAATCTCAATGAATTTATTCGGGACCTTAAGTATTATAAAACGATTCAAGTCGACTCCATCGGCAGTGAAGATAAATCCGGTGTGTCGACGTTAACAATTGATATTCCGGTCGAGGCTCGCGAAAAGGCGTTAGAGATTACTCGTAAGTCTATATTCACTATGGGCCAGGGTATTGATCCGGAAATGCAAGGACTCGACGGGACTAGCGGCGAAGCTATGAAGTTCTTATACGCGTTACTGGAACTGAAAGCAGGCCTCATGGAAACCGAGTTCCGGTTAAGCTTTAATCAATTTATCCGAGCGATATGCCGCTTTAAAGGTATAACGCCACATAATATTATTCAGACGTGGACACGCACTATGATTCGTAACGATGCCGAACTAGTGGATATGTGTTCTAAGTCGAAGGGCATTATTTCGGATAAAATCATTCTTAAGGCACATCCATTTGTTGAAGACGTGGAAGCCGAAGAAGAACAGTTGGGCAAAGAAAAAGAAGCCGAACTGGCATCGTATGAATTTAATAACACGGGAGGTGAAGAAGATGGAAACGCTTAGAGCTTATATTGAATCATTTGGAGAGGATGCACCGGTGAAACTCTTGTATGAAGTTTACGGTACGACTAGCGAAGTTAAATCCGTATTACAGTATTGTGTAACATCGTATAAAACGGCAGTCGAGGTAATGAAAGAGGAAAAGGTATATCCTGAACCTGAAGTCGAGTTGCCGGAAGAAACAGTTGAACCGGTAGAAGTAGTAGAAAAACCAAAAACAACTAAACGAACAACTAAGGCGAAATAATATATTTCGTCTTTTATTTTTGTCTCGAGGCAGGTAACCTCGGTAAAAACCGGAAAGGACAACAATGGAAGAATTGTTAAAACAATTAGGTATTACTGATGATAAAGTAGAAGCGGCGACGGCTGCTATTAAGGCATATCTCGACGGGGAATACGTGCCAAAAGGACGCTTTAACGAAGTAAACACCGCAAAAAAAGCTTTGGAAGAACAGTTAACAGTCCGCAATAAAGAAATGAAAGCATTACAAAAACAAGCGGAAGGTGCTAAGGATGTAGAAGGCTTGCAAAAGCAAATCAGCGAATTAACCGAGAAGCAGAAGGCCGACCAAGTGGAATATGAGTCTCAGCTCAAAAAGTTAAAGCTCGATAATGCCATTGCCTTACAAATTGCAGATAAAGCGCAGGACGTTGACATTGTTAGTGGTTTGATTAATCGCGACAAGTTAATTGTTAATGAAGATGGTAGTATTACCGGTTTAACGGAACAGGTGGAAGCGTTACAGAAAAATAAAGCATTTTTGTTTAAATCTACATCCGGGAGTCAGGGCTATACACCAAAAGGCGGTCAGACGCCTACAGTGAATCCGTTTGCGGCCGAAACGGAAAACTTAACAGAACAAGGTAAATTATTTAAGGAAAACCCAACAGAGGCACGTCGATTAGCGGCCGCTGCGGGGATTGTATTAGATTAGGAGGAACATAATGGGAACAACTTTAAGTGATGTAATCGTACCGGAGATTTTTACACCATATACTATCAAGCGAACTATGGAATTAAGTGCATTGGTGCAAAGTGGCATCGTGGTTAATTCCCCGGAATTTGACAAATTGGCAAGCGAAGCAGCATCTATCCACAATATGCCATTCTTCGCCGATTTGACCGGTGATGCGTCTGATGTAATCGAAGGTCAGGATTTAACCGCACAGAAAATTGAATCTAAAAAGGACCAATCCGCAACATTCCGTCGTGCACAGATGTGGTCCGCTACTGATTTGAGTGCACAATTAGCCGGCGCGGATCCAATGAAAGCTATTGGTACTTTAGTCGGTGCTTACTGGGCACGCGAACTTCAGAAAGACTTGTTAGCAACATTAAAAGGCGTATTCGGCGCTACTACAATGAAACAGCACGTGTTGGATATTTCCGGTTCTACCGGTCGTGCGGCGGTGTTCAGTGCATCCAGCTTTATTGATGCTTGCCAGTTATTGGGTGATAGCAAGGCTAATCTTACGGCTGTTGTCATGCATTCTGCAACACATGCGTTATTACTCAAAAATAACTTGCTTGAAACTGAACGCGATTCCATGAACGTGGAATTCGACACTTACCAGGGACGTCGCGTAATCATCGATGACGGGTGCCCGGTAGAAGGTGGCGTATACACGTCCTTCTTATTCGGTTCCGGTGCGATTGCATTAGGTAATGGTTCTCCGGTTGGCTTTGTTCCTACTGAAACCGACCGTGATAAACGCAAAGGTTCCGGTGTGGATTACTTAATTAACCGTCGTGTACAGATTCTTCATCCACGTGGGGTTAAATTCACCGCCACAACTCGTGCCAATATCGAAACTGTTAGCCGTGCAGAAATGTCTACGGCAACTAACTGGGAATTGGTATACGAACCTAAACAAATTCGTATGGTAGCGTTTAAGCACAAAATCGTTTAATAGAGGTGTTGTATGGGACAGGATTCGTATTGGGAACAACGTAGCCGGGAACGGGAGGCCGAATGGACTCAGATTAGTCAAGAGACAATTGAACGCGAGCTGGCGGAACAATACGCCCGTTCCTTGCAACGTATTCAAAATGAAATAAACGCTCTATATGGCCGGTTCAGTCAGGACAATGCAATGAGTATTGCCGAAGCCCAAAAGCTAATTACTGGACCCGAATTCAGAGCGTGGCGTATGGATATTGCCGAGTATATAAAACAAATAGAAGCTATCGGTAGTAAAGAATTGCTGCGAGAGCTTAATGTATTGGCCATGCGTAGTCGCATATCCCGGCTCGATAAGCTATATGGTGACACGATTAAAGAGTTGCTGTCGATGGGAATTATTGTCGATGATAAGATGACCGAGTTTTTAACAAGGGCTTACGAGGACAATTATTACCACGCACGCTACGATTTAGGAGTTGCCGGCATAGGCGTACCATGTAATTTAGTGAGCAAGGATGATATTGCCAAGGTGTTAGCTAATCCGTGGAGCGGTAAGAATTACAGTACACGGCTATGGGGAAATACCGAGAAGTTGGCCAAAGTAATTAAGCGTGAAGTTACCAACGGTGTGCACCGTGGAATAAGCAATACTAAGATGGCCAAACACGTACAACAGGTCATGGAATCCGGTAGAAAAGAAGCCGAACGCTTGGTGCGTACCGAGATGAACTACGTAAATAATCAGGCCAATCTTGATAGTATTCGTGATGCAGATATGCCGTATTATCAGTTCATCGCTGTCATGGACAGTCGTACTTCTCGTGTTTGTAAGGACCATAACAACGAAGTGTACAAAGTGGCCGATGCTATTCCAGGGGAAAATTTACCACCATTACACGCCAATTGCCGTAGTACGATAGCCGGAACGTTAACTGGGTACGACCCGGCTAAGGATAAAGGTAAGTTAACTCTGTTTAAGACTATGCCATATGAAGACTATAAACGAGTTTTTATCGAAGGTGATAAAGAGTATGGCATGGAGAAAAATTACTTACCTCCGACAGTAGAATTTATTGCAAAACTTGCCGCGGAAGGAAATCAGCCTTATAATAAAGTTAAGGAAGGTGTAGAACGATTTTATGACGATAATGGTGCTCCTATATATCCGCCAAACAATGGTGCGATAGGAGATGTTAGAATTATTACACTAAAACCCGGCACGGAAGTATTAACAAGGTATGGTCGCGATACGGGCTCATATGTCAGCCTTGGGGATATAGATTTTACAGCAAGGGCGTTACCCAGAACGGTTGATGTGAATGCATCTAATTATCATCGGTATAGAGTTATTAAGTTATTGGATAATGTAGAAGAAGGGCTAATTGCACCGTGGTTTGGCGAAAAAGGGCTGGGAATACAATACCGATTACCGGATAGGGTTAAGAACTTACTAGGCGAATTCCTGGAGGAAATTTATGAAGATGAATGACTTAGCTAAAATTATGGAAAAAGAGAATATTTGGCCATACGATTATGCTATCGGGTCGTTACAAAAACCACTGAGTGAAACGCCTCTGTGCTTAATCAAAGAAGGTAATAAATTTGTATATTTAGCCTTGGAGCGAAATAAAGAAGTAGACCGAATTGAGTTTTTATCAGAAGAAGAGGCTTGCAAATATTTCTTAAAGTCGTATGCCGCTTATGATAAAAGACTCAGAAAATACATAGCTTAAACCGCTTACATTATGTAGGCGGTTTTTTCATGCCCAAAATGAGGTGATACATTGGTAACGTATATTAGTGTTGAAACGGCGATTGAACAAATCGTCGATAAAGTTAAAATTAGCGCTGATGTGGAGGATATAATGCCTTTACAGCAGTTACAAATTGAGCAGTTTGTATACGATATTGTCGATTATTGCCACCGAGACGATTTTCCAACGACTCTCGTACTTACAGTGGCTAATCTGATAGCCATGCATTTTATAACAGAGCCGGAACATATGGGTACGGGCCCACTTAAGGCTCTTGAAGAAAATGACACACGGTTTGAGTTTGCTGTTGCGGATGCGGATACTACTGATTTATTAAGTAATCAGCTGTTTGGTAAAATACGGCCGAAACTGAACTTGTATCGAAAGTTGGTGCGCAATGGTTAACTATCAGGGCATATTGGAACGATATATGCGTAATGATCGTGTTACAGTAGTTAGGCAAGTAGAAGCGGTTGACGATATTGGAGCGGATATTTTTACCGAAACCGTAGTATATGCGGATATACCGTGTAAACTAGGGCAAGCCGGGAAGAATACCCTCGATAATACTCCAACCAATAGCGTAACGTTCGTAACGGCCGATTTACGGTTATGTTTAGCACCGGACTACACGATTCTGGCTAATGACAAATTAATTGTTAAGCACAAAGGTCAGACGTTTACGTTTTGGGCGACGCAAGCGTTCAAGTATATGACGCATCAGGAAATATCGGTATATGCTAAAACGGAGGCGTGAATGAAGATTACAGGCTTTGAAGAGCTGTATAAACGGCTTGATAAAATAGCGAATTCACAGGTTAAACTCAATCGCTTTGTCGCACAGCAGGGTGAAATATTACGCAGTGAAGCGGTTAAAAACACGCCTAAAGACACAGGACGGTTACAAGGTAGCTGGCGCCGTAGTCGAGCGGCTCAAAGCAAGTGTGAAGTATATAACAATACGGAGTATGCGGCACACGTTGAGTATGGCCATCGCACACGAAATGGTGGTTTTGTGAAGGGCCGTAAAATGCTCCATCGTGCTATTTTGACTCACAAAAAGAACTTTGAAGAAAACACGAAGGCTATTTTGGAGAATATAATACATGATTAGATTACGGACAATACAACAGGCTTTACTGGGGTTACTTAAAAAGAAATACCCTGATTATAAGGTCTTCTTTGATGATATTGAAAAATCCACTAAAAGCTATTTCTACATTGAAATGAATGTGGTATCGCATACGTTCGACCGCATCTATTTCGACAGGTATTTACAAATTGATATTGCGTTTAGACCATTGGAAGATTCGCTAGGGCGAATTAAGCGGTCCGAATTATATGAAAAGGCCGATGAGTTAGAAGAACTCATCAGGCCTATTTTTTATGTCGAGGACCGGGCTATTACCGTTTTGAAGGCGGAACAGACCATCGTTGACGAGGTGCTGCATTATATTTTTAATCTCGACTTTACGGATTCGTTTACGCCGGAAGAAGAGTACGAATTGATGCAGAACTTGGAATTGGATATTGAGGTAAACAGAAAAGGAGAATAGTATGGCTAGACCTTCTGCAACAACAAATGAGACTAACTATGGGTTACCTTGGGTCTTAATTGATTTTAAGACTAAGGCAGCGACTGCCATTGCCCGTTCGGCGCGTGGTATTGTAGCTATGATTTTACACAATGAAACTAAAGACGTACAAAACTTTTATCGTATCAATGACATAACAGATATTCCCGAAACCGGATTGTCCGAAAAAAGTATTGCGTTAATTAAAATGTGCCTAAAAGGCACTCCGGCAAAAATCTTATTGTATACCATTCCGGACAGCACGGTTGAAAACGCAAAGATTACATTGGCCAATACGTTGAAAAAACTTGGACACATCAAGTGGAACTATATTTGTGCGCCGGACAGTACCTTCCAAGAGCATACAGATATTGCCACTTGGGTAAAGGCTATGTCTGAAAACAAGGATAAAACCTATAAGGCTGTATTGGCCAATAACAAGGGTGACCATGAATGCATCATCAACTTCACGACGGACGCGATTAACGTACAGACCGGTATGGATGCCAAGAACAATCCGGAATATACGACTTACGACGCTACTGCGTATACAGCACGTATTGCCGGTATTTTAGCAGGTCTTTCGCTCGACCGCAGTGCTACATATTATCGTTTGCCGGAAGTTGCATCTGTCGAACAATATGAAGATCCGGATGAAGCTGTTAAGAAGGGCGAATTGATTTTGTTTGATGAGGAAGACGGTAACGGCGTAAAGATTGGTCGTGCGGTTAACTCGTTTACTTCTTATACCAAAGAAAAAGGCAAGGAATTCCGCAAAATTAAGATTGTGGAAGGCGTGCATATGGTTAAAGATGATATTCGCGATACTTTCAAAGGTGGATATACCGGAGCGTACCTTAACTTCTATGAAAATAAGATGTTGTTCTGTGCGGCTGTTGAAGTATATTACAACAATCTTAAAGGTAACGTTTTGGATCCAAACGGCAACAATACTATTGACATCAATGAAGAATGGCAACGTAATTACGCAAAATTACAAGGTGAAGATGTTACTAAAATGTCTGCTATGGCCATCCGTCGTTACAATACCGGTGACACATTGGCGTTAGTCGGCGATGTTAAGTTCGTAGATGCCATGGAAAACTTACAAATAAGCTTTACGATGTAATGGATTGAAAGGAGTAGCACATGAGCAGAAATAAAGAAGATGTAAAATACCGTGGTCGCCGCCGTTGGAATGGCTCTCATGGCCATTTATGGTGGGACGGCGAATTAATTTTCGAAATTGCCAAATATGAATGTAAAGTAACTGCTGAACGTGAAGATGTAATTGTTGGTAACAGTAAAGACAGTAAAATCGTAGTGCTTGCCGGTGAAGGTAACTTTACGATTAAAAGCGTAATTAACCGCAATCTCAATAAAATGCTCGAAGCATGGAAAGCCGGTACAGACCCACGTTCCACTTTAGTAGCAGATATTGATGATCCGGATGCAGTAGACGGTCAGGCGGAACGTGTATCGGTTGATAACGTGTGGTTTAACGAACTCACTTTATTAGCCTTTGAAAAAGGGAAAGTCGTTGAAAAGGAATTTACCTTTGGCTTTACCCCTGAAGATGCTACATTTATTGAAACGATTGAATAGGAGGCCCGCACATGGCTATTAGTGTTAAAGATTTAATTGCAAAAAAAGAAGCCTTGGTCAATAAGAAAAAGGAACTCTATGACTTAACTACCTCTATTGGTGTGATTACCGTGGCCAAACCGTCTGATGCATTGGCCGCAGAAGCGTTAGAATTGACTGATGCTAGTGATGAATATCTCATCATTAACAGTGTCGTCGAACCAAATCTTAAGGATAAAGCTTTGTTAGAAGCCTATAATTGTGCATCTCCTTTTGATATTGTTGGTAAATTATTTGATGCCGGCGAGGTGTACGCTATTTCAAAGGCTATCATGAAAACAGCAGGTTTTGGCATTGATATCGAAACTAAGGTACACGAAACTGTAAAAAACTAATAGAGGATGACTGGGAGGCGGCTACGGCCGCCTATCTTTTATTAAAAGGTCATCCTCTCTCTTATTTTTTTAATCTGACATTATTAGAGAAGATATTTTGTTATCAAGCAATGAAGCTGGAAGAACAATATAAACTCGAAATATTAAAGACGCAAATGCAATTACAGGTGAAAGGAGGTAGCATGCAATGGCCGATGACGTAAAATTATCCGCATCGATAGAGCTGAAGGATAATATGACCATTACAGCTAAAAATGGTCTTAAGCAGTTAGAGGAAACCGCTAATCGGTTGAATCTGAATGGCGTAAATAGTGCTACCTCGAAAGCCGGTAGTGCGGTAAAAGATTTAACCACTAAGACTACCAACCTTAAATCAAAACTTAGTGGGCTGAAAAGCGGTAGTTATAACGTCACATTAGGGGTTAAAGATAAGGCTACTAGCGTAGTTAATAGGGTTAAATCACAGCTTGAAGGTATCCGCGGCAAGGTGTATACCGCTACTGTTAACATCAGACAGAATGAGGGAATTAATAAACTCAAACGGTCGATTACCGGAATTGGCTCCGGTATGTTAATGGGCACATCTGCGGGCATGTTAGGAACAGCCGGTATTGGTTTTGGTGCCTATGAAAGTATCAAACAATACGGTGAATTTGAACAGCAGATGTCGGCCGTAGGGGCGATTAGTGGTGCTGTCGGTGAAGATTTCGAAGCCTTAACTAAAAAAGCTATGCAGATGGGTGCTGATACAAAGTTTAGTGCCAAAGAAGCAGCGGATGCATTAATGTATATGGGTATGGCCGGCTGGAATACGCAGGAAATGTTGAGCGGCTTGGAAGGTACTATGTATCTAGCGGCCGCTAGTAATGAAGATTTAGGTCTTGTTTCGGATATTGTTACAGATTCTATGAGTGCGTTTGGGCTGAAAGCGGAACAAGCCGGTCATTTTGCTGACGTATTAGCTGCTACAGCGACTAAGTCAAATACGGACGTAGCCAAAATGGGCTACACATTTAAGTATGTCGCTCCGCTTGCCGGTGCCTTGGGATACACTATCGAAGATGCATCTATTGCGATTGGTACTATGGCCGATTCCGGTATTAAAGGTGAACAGGCTGGTACCGCATTACGTAGTTTATTAACACGCATGGCATCGCCTACAAAGCAATCTGCGGCGGCGATGGATAAATTAGGCGTGTCACTTACCGATGCATCCGGAAACATTAAACCGTTCCGTATGGTACTGGATGATTTACGAAAAGGCTTTGCCGGATTGAGTAAGGATCAACAAGCGCAATATGCGTCAATGTTATCTGGACAGGAAGGTATGTCCGGTTTATTAGCTATCGTTAATGCTGCACCGGAAAAATATCAAACGTTAACACAGGCGATTGATAATGCAAACGGAGCCGCCAAACGAATGGCAGATAGACGTCAGGATAACTTGTTTGGTGACTTAGAAGCATTAGGCGGTGACTGGGATAGTTTTATCATGAATCTTATGAAAGGTGATAATATCGCCGGTATCCGCTCCTTTGTGCAAGAGGTCGATAAATTGTTATCTCACTTCAGTGAAGAAGTAGAGAAAAACGGATTGTCGATTAAAGCGGTGCTTAAAACTGTCGGAGAGGCCTTTGAAGATTTAGTTAAAAAGGCAGCCAAATTAGACGGCGAAGGCTCTATATTAGCTATCGGAGCGTTAGCCGGTATTGGCTACGGTGCGTATAAAGGTTACAAAGGTATTAGAAATCTCTTCGGTGGAAAGGGTTCTGCTCCGGGCGGTTTAGGGGGTGGAGCTGATGCCGATATGGATACCATGACGGTTAATGCAACTAACGTAATAGTCAATGGTGGCTTACCGGGATTACAACAGCCCGGTGCATCTGGAGGCGCCACGAAAGGAGCGGCGGCTATGGGTCCTTGGCAAAAGTTTATGAAATTCATGGGCGGTAATGGTGGCAAGTGGCTACAACGTGGCGGAGCTGCCGTTGCTATAGGGGCTACTGCTTATAATATTGCTACAGCAGATGACAAAGCCAAAGCTACGGTAAAAGGTGCCGGTGGTCTGGCCGGTATGTGGGCCGGTGGTAAAGTCGGAGCAATGGCCGGCGGTGCTATCGGTAGCTTGTTTGGCGGTGTAGGTGCAGCACCTGGTGCGGCTATTGGCGGATTGTTAGGCGGGGCCCTCGGATTCATAGGCGGCGATGCAGTAGGCGATTGGCTTGCTCATATCGATTGGGAAGCAATGAAAACATCGCTCAATAATGGATTCGAAAGCATCAAAGATTTTGCTCAACCGTTAACTGATGGTTTTATTGATACTATTAACGTAATTGTCGGTATTGGAGCTACCCTGTGGGAAGGAATAAGCCCTTATTGGGATGCTGGGGTGCAATGGGTAAACGATAATGTGTGGACACCTATTAGCGATGCCGCCAGTGCCACATGGGACACTATTAGCGGATATGCCGGCGCGGCTTGGGATGGTGTAAAGGTTTATTGGGAACCTGTTGCGAATTGGTTTGACGGTAATGTTTGGCAACCAATATCCAGTGCGGCTGAAACAGCCGGTTCGATTATTGCATCCGGGATAAATGGCGGTATTGATATTATTAAAAGGGGTTGGTCCGGTGTGACAAGCTGGTTCGATGAAAATATTTGGACACCTTTAAGCAATAAAGTAGCTGAATGGAGAGACCGCGGTTCTAGTATCACGGGTTGGAATCCTAGGGGCGGTGCAGACCATAATGCTACCGGTACTACTTCGTTCCGAGGTGGTTGGACTGAAATTAACGAACGTGGTGGCGAGTTAATCGAGTTGCCGAATAAGTCCCGAATCTATCCACATGCGACTACGGTTCAATTGCTTCAAAAAGAGTTGGCCAACTTAGGTAGTTCACCAAATATTACGGTGAACGCTCCTGCACCTGTTAGTCAATCAGGAAGTACAAGTGTGTCAATCTCCGGTAATACCTTTGTGGTACGAGAAGAAGCCGATATCGATAAAATCGCCTATAAGATTGTAAGTTTATTTGAACAAAGTAAAGCTAACTATGGAGGTGCATACTAATGGCAGGATTAAGCTCCATATTAAATATTCTGTCTATTGCGCTGTTGCGGGCGGGCCGTGAACGTGAGTCGGTTGTATTATCTTGTCAGGGGGAACGGTTTGTATTACCGGTAACCCCAAGCAAGATTACTATATCCGACGGTCAGAACAATAAAACCATGAATGTAACTCAAGTTGGCGAAATTTTAGTATTTGGTATGCCTAAGTTACAAACTATTTCGTTTAGTTCATTTTTTCCGAATCTAAAGAGGGAATATCCTTTTGTAGTTGGTGATAACAAGGAACCGGCCGAATGTAGGGCTCTCATCAAAAAGTGGAAAGAATTGCGGTTACCGGTTCGAGTTATCATCACTAGTTTAGATGTTAATTTGGCGGTAGGTATTGGCTCTTTTGATTGTGATAAACGTGACGGTAGTGGCGATATTTATTACAGCTTAACACTTACGGAGCATAAGGATTTGAACACGCCTTTGGCCAATAACAGTAATCAGATTGAAGATGCTACCGGATTGCGCACTAGACCGGGCGAGGTTAATGCAACGACGGCTACTATGGTTAGTAAAGCGGCGGATGTTTTGGACGTGGCCAAAAAAGCTTATGGTGATTATAGGCATTGGCGACGTGTAGTTGAAAGCAATAATTTGACGGGGTTAGTCATTAATAACGTAACGAAGATCCGAAAGTTGAAGGTGTAGTTATGATTATTAAATACAAATCTAGCGACACTGGCGCCGATGTGGATATGTCGACCGTAGTTCAGAAAGTAGAATGGAGCGGCTCACGTATTCAAGTGGCTAGAGTTTTGGAATTTTCATATGTTCAAGATGGGCGGGATGCGTTGATTCCCGTCCATTCTTTGGATTGTGGCCAAACGATTTATGGTTACGACGAAGATGGACAGTTACAATTCCAGGGCAATATATACTCAATGGAACGCAATACTGAAAATTCATTAGTTTCCGTTCGATGCTATGACAATCTATTTATTCTTTGTAAATCCAAAACTACTAAGAAATTTGTTAATGTATTGGCCGAGGATATTGTAAAAGGCGTATGTGCTGAATTAGGGGTAAAGGTTGGTACCTTGCCCAAGACGGATAAAAAATTAAGCTATATTGCGGCCGAAAAAACAGGCTATCAGATAATTATGATGGCCTATACTCAACTATCCAAATCAACCGGTAAAAAGTACCAAATGCTTATGAATGGTGATAGCTTAGACGTCATTGAAAAAGGAAGCCTTATTGAGTCGTTCGAGGCTAGTCAGTATGTGAATACTAATAGCAGTACCTACCGGGAAAGCATCGAAAACATGGTTAACTCGGTCCGTATAACTGATGAGCAAGGAAACTTGGTCGGTTATCAGCAGAATACGGATGATATTAAGAAGTATTCCATGATTCAGGATGTATATAAAACGAATCCAAAGGTGAATACTCAAGAAGCTGTAAAAGCATTACTAAAAGGACCTGAACGAACCGGTGTGTTGGAATTACTCGGTGATTATGCGGTCAAGTCTTCGTATTCGATTAAGATTAGCGACAGTATCGCTAATTTAACCGGTCAATTTTGGGTTAAGTCCGACCATCATTCATTTAGTGATGGCGTACATACGATGAAGGTCGAGCTCGAATTTGAAAATCTTATGGATGAACAGGATCCTGATAAGAATAAGGAAGGAGGCAGCTAATGCCGGAACAAATTCCTACGGCCGCACAATCGGCGGCTAAGCTTGTTGATATGGTAACGGGGATTGCCCAAGATGCAAGGCCACGACAAACTATGATAGGTGTTGTGATAGCATCGCCACCTGATATAAAGGTACAACTTAACGACATCATTCTGACAAAAGAAGATGTGTACATCAGTGAATACTTGCTCGTAGGGTACGAACGTACTGCTAAGGGCGTGATTAAGTCGGAAACTCAACCACGAGCGGGCGGCAGTGGTATGCCTGCATTTGCAAGCCATACTCACGATATTGATAACCCGTACACGGATAATATCATTTACACCGATACACTTAAGCCCGGTGATCGAGTATCCGTTATTCCGGTTTATAATCCCGGTGGCCAAGAAGACCAATTGTACTTGATTGAGGATAAGGTGGTGCGATTAGTATGAGTGATGCCTATCCATTTGTGACAGGCTTTAATCCTGTTGAAGAAGCTAAAAAACTACCTACTTTTGTTGAATTTGATTGGGACTTCGACACCGATAATTTCAAATACGATTCTAACGGAAAGCAAAAAATCGTTACCGAAAATGACGCTATTAAGGTTTGGGTAGGCAAGGCGCTCCAGACGGAACGCTATCAGTATCTGGCTTATTCGTGGCAATACGGCATTGAAGTTAAACCGTTTATCGGTAAGGTAATGCAGGTCAAAGAACGGTACTTGGAACTTAAACGTGTTATCGTTGAGTGTTTAATGGTTAACCCGTATATCCTCAGTATTGATTCTGTTGAGTTTACCACTACTGATGCTGATACTGTGGTGGCCGACATCATATTAACTACTATATATGGAGAGGTGAACGTAAATGTATAAAGCGAGAGACCAAGCCGAAATTTTAAAAGAACTACAATCCTATTCGGAACTACCGGTTAGTAATATTGAAGGGACCTTCGAATATGATGTGTTCTCTTCGAACTCGATTGAATTTGGAAAAGTAGAGGTTGAGCTGGAGCAATTATACAAAGCCGCTTTTGCCGACACCTCTTGGGGCGATTTTTTAACACTCCGTGCGGCGGAAGCCGGTGTTATCCGAAAATTAGCAGTTAATGCTACTGGTACTGTAACGGTAACGGGCAGTGGCGATATACCTAAAGGCAGTCAATTTGCTACCGAAACAGGAATCCAGTTTGAAACTGAAGAATCTGTAACAGTTAATACTACGGCTACTATACCAGTAAAGGCTGTGGTAGCTGGGACAAACGGAAACGTGGCGGCCGGTGCGATTAATACTATATCCGTGTCAATTCCGGGCATACGCGATGTAACTAATTCGGAGGCTACCTATGGTGGCTATGACGAGGAAACTGATAAGGCACTCCTTGCTCGTTATTTACTCCATGTTCGCAATCCAGGCACTACCGGTAATAAATCGCACTATCTGGAGTGGGCGTTAGCTGTTCCGGGCGTCGGTTCTGCGAGTGTGTCGCCAACCTGGAATGGCCCGAATACGGTAAAGGTTATTATCGTTGATGCCAATCGTGATACGGCTAATGCTGAATTGATTAAGCGAGTAGCCGACTATATTGAAACAGTCCGACCAATTGGTGCTCAAATTACGGTTATATCCGCATCAAAAAAAGTAATCGACATTTCGGTTAAAATTAACGGATTTGCTGATAAGGATAGTATCAAGGCCGCCGTAGTCGATTATTTCAAAAACATAACCACCAGCTATGTAAGTATTGCTAAAATCGGCGATATTATCTTCCATACTACCGGTGTAGAAGATTATACGGCGTTATTGCTTAACGGGAATGCGACGAATGTAGCCCTTTCAGATGAAGAACTGCCCGTAATCGGGGAGGTGCGCATTGAATGATATTTGAGTTGTTACGTACGTATAAAGTCGATGTTATGCGATACTTGCCTAAGTTCTTAACAAAAGACAAATCATTTAATGCGGTGCAAGGTACTTTGTCGTATGAACATGAACAGTACCGATTAAAGGTTATCGATATTGCTAAGCAGTTTTTTGTTGAGACTGCAACCTGGGGGCTAGCGGATTGGGAGCGTGTATATGCGTTACCGTCTACCGGTACCATAGAAAACAGACGTATCGCACTATTGCGGAAAATCCGTGCTCGCGATACGGTGACAAATAACCGTATGCAGTCCCTGATCGATTCTGTAGTTTTCACCAAGGATGCTACTCTCGTCGAGAATGTTGCTCCGGGCGTGTTCCGGATTGACATGGAAACGATGATAGTCCTCGATGAATTACGGGCTATCGTGGATTTTTATAAACCGGCTCATCTGACATATTTAATTGCTCATGCGTTTTTTACGCAGGGGCAATTTTTTTATGCCGGTGCGGTCTCAGAATTTGATATTTTGTCCATCGAAAAAGGTGCCGATGGCGATATTGATACGGGCAGGGCACCGGTAGCCTATGCCGGCTCGGTTAGTGTTTTTGACAATGTATTTATAGGAGGTAATCATGAGTCAATATGATCCGATAGTGCCTACAATCCGAGGGCGTGCGATGATAACTCAGGCACTTGCTGAAGAGAAAGCACTTTATTTTACCCGCGTAGAGTGGGGCGATGGCGTCAAGCAACAAGACGCACAGCAGGAATTATTTACCGGCCTTATTCACAAGGTTATTGAGAGCGGTGTTACTAAGAAGCGTCGAGAAGAAGATACGCTATATTTAACGACTGTGTATGATAACTCTAAGATCAAAACGGGCTTCTATGTACGCGAATTAGGCGTATACGCTAAAGTAGGACAGAACGGGCAAGAATATTTATTCGCCTATACGTATGCATCGAATGCATCTTACACACCGGCATCGTCTCAATATAACGAGAAACGTGTAACGATAGCCCTTGGGGTTGATGCTCAAGTTAATGTAATCGTTAAATTCAACTCTCAGCAGTACGCTACTCGTGAGGAATTAGATGATCATGATGCCGATACATCTTCCCACGAGGTTATTTTTAATAACTTTGTTAAAAATGTGACTCGTGTAAATGATGCCACATTCCAGATTACTAAAGGCGATAATACAAGTACGACTATTACGATTGATAATGTCGCACACGCGGGCAGTGCCACATCGGCCACTAACGCGACGTATACGACAACAGCGAGTTCCGGAGATAACTCGACTCGTATTGCATCTACAGCGTACGTGCTCCGAGAGATCGCATCGGCAGTAGCCAAGCTGATTAATTCGGCACCGGGAACACTGGATACTCTCGATGAGCTGGCGGCTGCATTAGGTGACGATCCTAATTTTGCAACGACTATTACTAATTTATTAGCCCTTAAGGCTCCGTTAAGCTCTCCGACATTTACCGGTACGCCACGAGTACCTACTGCATCATCTAGCTCTAATGATACGCAAGCGGCTAGTACCTCGTTTGTAAAATCGGCTATGTTGGCATTTTTGACAGACCGTAATTTTGTCGAAGCCGTTATGGATGCCATTGGATCGGAAACATTATCTCGATTCGGGGTTAAGTACAATTTTGATAACCCCAACGCCTGGAGCATCAGCCTTGGTCGACTTTTTGGGGGATTGATTCTCCAAGGTATAAAAGTTTCTGGAACTACTGGAGGCTCATTAAATTCGGGGTATTCCGAAGGCGAAAAATTAATTACATATCCTATTCCATTTAAAGAATTATTAGGCTTTGCATCTGGGTTAGTTGATACCTCTGCTACGTTTGCGGAGCACGCCTCTGTAAATCCTAATAATTCAAACGCACGTGTATTTTTACATGCTTTAACGGCCACTAATGTAGAAATAACTACTTGGATATGGCTAGTAGGAATATAGCCAAGGTGGAGCTACTCCGCGACCAGCTAATAATGCCACGACAGCTACATTCGCTACATCGTTTGGCGGCACCGATTATATAATAGTGCCAGTAGGCGTAATTGATGCCGGCGACAATAAATGAAGCTTGACAGTGAATGTTTTAAAAGATTATAAAAATGTAGACAGTTGTACTTTTAGAACTTCTAATAGTATCGCACCAGCTTGTTATTATATTGCTATAGGTAAACTCATTGCTTAACCAAGGTATAAACATTAGTGTTAAAAGAGAAGAAATAACAGCACAATATCCAATTATATTGAGTGCTTATTTAGGAGCATTAATGTTAAGCCATGATGCTTATAGTGGTTTAAGTGCAAAATCCGTTGAGCGATTAACCATGTTAAAGGATGGTTCTCGAATCAATGAATTAACGTCTATAGGATTAAGAAAAGTAAATGTAAAAGATTCAACTTCTTACAAGGCAGGCGGTGTACATATTATAATATATGGACTTTAAACACCTGCAACTAGCCAATTCACGCCACGGCTCCCTCCACTATTTTGCGTATGTAAACCAATAATTATTGAAGTAGTATTTGCATTAACACCACATACAAAGTTCCAATCAGGGTTTGCACCTTGTACAGAGTCATCCCAAGAGATTAGTGGCCAAAAAGCTTTACTGTTAAACAAAATCGGCAACTGAACTGTAGTTCTTTTTCTTTCTGGGATTGTTGAATATCCACCTTGGAAGTCATCGTATGTAAGCTTTTGCAGTGGTATCGTAGCAATGGTTTGTATGTGCCGGTAGGCATTTTCATAACTCGACACACCGGATTTTGACAGCGTGGGTGCGTGATGCGGTAGCCATTGTTTGTATAGTGTAGTTAAGGTAATATTCGATTTTGGAAGCTCGTCGGGCTGGCGGTTATATTCTGCTAATGCCTGAAGGGCTTTTTCTTTTGTGTCGTAATACCCGATAACCATCTGCTTGCCATTCAAGCTTTTTCGCACTATATAAGGACGGCGACGATTGCCGGATAAACGGCTAACCGAGCCGTAATTATTTGGTAATTTCATTTTTCTACCTCCAGTATTCATAAGAAAGGAATAATGATGTCATGAATCAATATTTAATTATACTCGACACTCCGGATAAAAACGGGGAAAGTAAACGACTAGCGTCTTACTGGATGGGCGTCCACGGTTTTAGCTGGGAAGAACTTGAAGCTAAAGCGAAAAAAGAATATCCTGGCAAAATATATCTGCGCGACGAAGATGCCAGTATCCAGGCGAAGCTGGCTGATGGTAAATATGTCTGGGGTGGCGAAGAACCTGTTATTCCAACTCCATACGTACCTACCGAAGCTGAAAAGCGCAAGGCTAAGATCCAAGCGATTAAGGCCGAAACTGATGCGGCAAATGCTCCACTGCAGGACCGCATGTTGACCGCGCTGCTCCAGGGGAATGATACCCTGGCTGCTCAATTGCGCGACCAATATCAAGCCAATAATGCGGCGATGATTCAAAAAATTAAGGAGGTATAACTATGAAAGACTATTGCGAATACTGTGCCGAGGAATTAACTCCGGAAGGCCGTTGTCCGGACGAAAATTGTGTATATAATTTTTATCTCGATGCCATCGCTGAATGTGATGCAGAAATCAAAGCAGAAAAGGAGGACAGTAAATGATATCTATTCAGTATTTTCAGGACATGTGGGAATCCTTGATTGCCGCGTGGTGGGTAAAAAGTGCCTTATCTGTTATCGCCGCAGTAGCCATTTGGTTAATTGGCTTAAAGCATGTGCAAGTGTTAGGTATATTTATCTTGCTCGTAGGATTTGATTTAGTAACTAAATGGGCTAGTGTGGCATATAAAATGTTGATTGAAAATTTCGGGTACGACCCGGAACACATTGCCTCATGGGAAAAATACAGGGCAATTCCGACAGCGATTGACTTAAACCTGATTAAAAGCGAATATATGCGAAAAGGATTTTGTGATAAAGTACTGACCTATGTAACAGTCACGGCAGCAGCATTTTTATTTGATTGGCTCGCCGGGAAGAATTCGTTCGCGGTCAATCTTGTTTGGCTGTATTTGGGTTCGTCGGAATTCTTAAGTATCCTTGAAAATCTTCGGGACGGCGGAAATAAAAGTATGGGACGTTTCTTGGAATTAGTACGCGATAAGATTGAAAACAAAGTAAAGTTTTAGGAGGTGCGCTATGAAAGTATTTATAAATCCAGGCCACGCACCGGGAGGGATTCCTGATCCGGGGGCGATTAATCCTGTTACGGGCACCCGCGAATGCGATATAGCCGCAAAGGCGGGGCGGTTGCTCGCAGGGTACCTAGAAGCTGCGGGCATAGAAGTTAAGGCATTACAGTCCGACGATTTAGGGGACGTGTGTGCCACTAGTAATGCGTGGGGAGCTGATATATTTATCTCGTTGCACTGTAATGCATTTAACACAATTGCACGAGGAACCGAGACTTTGTATAAATCCTTTTATGGCCAACGATTAGCCGGATTTATACAGTCTCAGATAATCCGGTCAGTTAACACGGTAGACCGCGGCAGTAAGCAACGGGATGGCTTATGGGTGCTTAATGGTACAAATGCGGTAGCAGTCCTCGTTGAATTAGCGTTCATTGATAACATGGATGATCTTCGATTATTGGAAACTAATTTGGATAAAATGGTGCGAGCAATTGCACGCGGTATAACTGATTACTGGAGCGACTAATCTTGACCAACGATTGGCGTGTAAATTAGAGATTGGGGATGGTTAGATGGATAATAAACGATTACATTATGTCTTATACGCGGCTATTGCTGTGGTATTAATTATTGTATTGGTTGGCTATTATATGAACAGCAATCAAAAGGTAACGGCACCCAAGGTGATACCACAGACTACGATGTCTAATCCGAAAGAATTGGCCAAAGATATTAAAGTCACGGAACATCAGGCCGAAGAAATTATTAAGGTTACCCCGGATGCCAAACCGGTTACGTCCTATACTGTAATTGCTCCGGATGTCGGACAAGCCGCTGTTAAAGTGTCCGAGGATATAAAAAATAAAGCTCCGGAACTACCGGCTGTTGTCATCGAACCTACCGACAGAACAGTAGTTACGCCTAATACTGAAAAGCAACGTGTTGAGGTGTATAAAATCAATCTAGATAAACCCCATAAAATTAAAACCGGTGTGACAGTATTAAACGACAAAATCTACCCGACCGTAGGGTATCAAGCAGGCCGGGTAGAAGGGTTAGTCCAATTTGAAGGAACAAAAATTAAGGGTGCTACAGTGATGTATACCGTAGCACAGTGGTAAGAAAGGTAGTGTGATCCGAATATCTCGTGACGTACGACGTTATGTACGTAAAATGCCCGCAAGGTTAGAAAAAATCTAGCTTTGCGGGCATTTTTTTGTTTATTTTACTTGACAATGTAATCGAAAAGGATTATAATAAAACCATAGAGAGGAGGTGAAAAACATGATGGACGATATAGAAAAAGTCCTTACAATAATTGAAAAGATAGTGCTAATAGCCGTAGCAATAAAAACACTTTTCAAAAAGTAAGGACTGACGAAGGGTTAGGGGCGGAAGCCCCTAGCTCATCTATATCTTATCATGAAGTTATGAAAAATAAAAGTGCAACAGTAGTATTAGCTTTATTGTGTATATAGATCGGAAGAGCGTCGTGTAGGGAAAGAGTGTAGATCTCGGTGGTCGCCGTA